ACAGCAGCCTTATTCGCAATCTCAAGTAGCTTCATACCCTGACCGACATTTACTACTCCATCACGAACGATGTTCATAGACGAGAAAATGTCGTATGCGGCTGATGCCATTTCTTCCCCGGCAGCGGGGAACCTCAGCATCATATCGATAATGGCGTCACCTAGTTCTTTAGATCGATCAATGACAGCTTGCATCGAAGAACCAGGGCCGCTGATATCACGCATCTGCGTAGCGGCCAGTGATACCTGTGCCGAGAAGTTAGCAAACGAGTTAGCGGATAACGCGAACGCACCAGTGCCTACAGCACCAAATAGCTGCATCACGCGACCAATGCCTGAGATAGCATGGCCCATATCCTGCATACGTTCTACAGGTATCATCCGTCCAAAGAACTGTGCATCGCGCGCTGCTTGGACTTGCGCTGCACTTACGTTACCTAACTTTTCTGCAACATCAGCGGCACTTCTACTGAGACTCCGATATCTTCTCGGTAGTGCATCGATGTCCTGTAGCAGTCTAGCATGAGATGCACTCATACGAGTCATTACACTGTCGAGCTTGGCTAGCTCTACTCGTGCCGCTCGCATATCAGGTGTCAGTGGTAAGGCACGTCCACCAGTTCCGGTTGCTTGTGTTGCCCTAGGTACAAGACTCGCACGCTTTTGCTCCATCGCCGTAAGCGTGCGAGTCATATCGATCTGACGCTGAAGAGTCTTGAGACGACGTAGCTCTCCTTGGGCACCACCCATACGAGATAGAGCTTTAGCTTGTGCTGCCTGCATACGCGACATACCAGCAAACTCTGTCCCAACGCGACGTAGTGTACGCGAGGCGAAATCCTGCGCCCTGATGACGACCATCATTTCGCCTACGCGCATAGGCATGTTAAATAACTCCCTTGGAGTTAGACCAACACGTCATTCGTCAGTCACCTTAATGTGTTCGTGACGGCTACGATTCTTGTTGCGTGTCTCAGACTTTTTGGATTCCCGATCTTCCCATTTGGCATAGGCGTCGAGCATTCTTTCAAGTCTAAGGACTTCGGGTGCAGGTTGATCCAAGACCCCTCCCGATCGAGGGAGTACATGCAATGACTTACATAGAGCAGCGTACCGTAACCAACGGTACGCTTCGATAACTACGTCTCGACCGTAGTAAGACTCTGCGAACTCGCCTCGTCCGGTGAGGATGAGAAATCCGGCATTACCAAAGGGTCTAGATCCTCCTCCTCATCGTCAAAGTTGTTAAGCTCATCGATGTACTTACCGATCTCCTGACCGATCTTTGGATCAAGTCTCCACGCCTGCATAGGACGAGTGAAGTCGATGGGATTACCGTTCTCATCTTCGAGGTTGTGATCGGTGATACAGTTACGGAATTCAAACTCTGTAACTGCGACGTTCATGATCTCAAGATAACCCCGGACAACCTCTTCCTTCGGCTTCTTGACATTGGGCTTCTGCTCCGAGTACATCCGTGAAGCAATGTCTGACCGTGTATTCATCTCATGAAACGACAGGGTGCGTAGCTCCACGAATCCATCGGGCGGACATGACTTCAGGGTACGATTAACAGTTTCCTGTGTAACAGTTGCCTTTGGCATGACGTTCTCTCCTTTTACTACGTGATAGTTGTGGGTGACTTAACCTTGATGGAATAGGCATCGCCTGCGGCAATACCAATCATGCGGCCGGTGAAGCCTGCCATGATCAGGTCACCCATTCCTTCAAGACCGATATCGTAAGCGTCGTAGCTTACGCGGTTCGCCTGTAGAGCAATTCCGCTAGTACATGTGGCGAAGGTTGCTCCACCATTGGTCGATTCCAGCTTGATAGCTCGCTGCGTGTTACCAACGAAGTTGTCATAGTCGGTACGATCGAGGAAGTCCAGTTCGGACTCAACTTCAGCTTCCGTGATACCGAACGAAACGTAGCTTGCCGAACGTTCTGCATGGATACGATTCTGTGCCTCGGCATTGTAGTTCATACGGAAAGTGAATCCATTGAAGTTGATATCGACTGCCGAGAAGGTCGGAGCGGCTGCTGACGCTGCCAGGTAGACACGGTGAGCGTCTGCCCCGAGTAGATCGGCTGCAACCCACACAGGAGACGGAGTGGCCTGTACAGCCTCGGCAATCCCGAGAACGTTCATCGTGCACTTGAGCACGCCATCTTCAATCATAAACTCAAAGCCGCCCACTGTGCATCCCGTGTATCCGAAGACCACATTGTTACGAACAACGGTGATAGAAAGCGTCTTTGGGCTAGTTACACCTGCTGCGGTAGATGCTGATCCCGCCGACGATGGAACATAGGTGTATACACCCGCTGCGAACGAAGGCGTATGTCGAGAAGCGTGCAACCATAGAGGCATGTTGGTTGGATCAACCTCTAGCTCGATGTCGCCCTCTGCGTGGTAGTAACCCGACTTCACATCGGACACAATCGTCTGTTGACGGATCTGCTCAGAGTAGTACTTCTCCTCAGTATACTTCAGTGATTCACTAAGGATAGGCACGAAGATGGTCGGAGCCACATATGTACCCATGACCGTCTCATGTGCAATTCCTACTTTACCTCCACCACCGAGTCCTGCTGGCAAGTTACTTCACCTCCTTCAACTCACTAGTTCCAGAGACTTTCACGATCTTACTATGACCGTAAATCTCCTTGATTGACTTACCGTTCTTGGAAAGAAATGCTTGCTCCATATCAGCCGTAACTTCTACTGAGCTACCATTCTTCGCTCCGATACCATCTAGATCAAATTCCATACCCTTTGGGTAATTAGGATGATCCACATCTAGCTTAAGAGCCATTCAATCCTCCTTTTATGTTCTTTAAGATTGTTCAAATTGGACGCGATTCTGACCTTGCCAAGTCAATCTAGTGGTCACGATGATTGAACTGTTACCTCCGATGATCCTGGCAGTGACACCCGGAAACTCTCCATCCACGAAACTTTGGATAATGTGCCCATCCATGTCGGGCTTTGTGTGAATGAGTTTCCTGATCGCAGTTGCCAATTCGATATCTTTACGGGATCGAGTAGCTACACCGCTAGTCATGTCCGCGTGGAATACCCAAATATCGATATGAAACCTGACTCGATACTGTCTTGTAGCATGGTACTCTCGCACCGTATTGTCGGTCTGAATGAGAATAGCGGGGAATGAGGGGATAAGGTCTTCATCATGCTTTGCTATATATGCTAGTCCGAGAGTAGCCTTGTTGTCATCGAGTAACTTGTCGAGGTAGTCAAACGGTTGGAGAATATCATAGTAGTCCTGTGCCATTTAAAGTGGCAATTTGCCTACAGATGCCCTTGAGACAAATCCACCCTCGCCTTGAATGGTGTGACGTATCCCGACGTTACCCGCACTCGTTACGTATAGATCAATGGAGCGATCAAACCACTCACTGAACACACCCATGATCTTTAGAGCACCTTCGTCTGACATACCAAGAAACTCGCGCTGCGGCAAGTTCTCCAAGCCTTGATCATGAGCCAGTCCGTAGTGAGGCAGCAGACTCGTCTTGTAAAACACCGCATCCTTTGTGATCATCATCGCCTCAGACGAGCTAGCTGCTTCTTTCAATGCGCCCGACTGAGTAAGGACACCTTCGTTCGGATATGCCTCCGCGACGGGCCAGTAGCTATCCGACCACGGCTCCCACATACGACCATCAGGCCCGGTTTCCGTTTCAAACCGCTCACGGATATCCTCTTGCATCATCTCGCTTGCGGCAGTAAGCGGAAGTACGCGGTTGTCTAGAGACTCCGCGACAGCAAAGAACCTGCGAGCGAAGACCTCTGGACGTGGATTCCAGTTGAAGGTGATCGTTCCAGGCATTAGAACTGAGACACCATTGTAAAGATAGGATCGATGGAGTTGGCGTTCGGCTCAAACCACGTGTTGTCGAAGTCGATACCTACATCGACTCCATCGATAACGAGTGTTCCTGCGATGATTGCTTGGAGCATCGCCATCGCTTCGTTGTACTTGTTCTGTGCAAACTCTGGATCATCAAGCGAGTTTTCTGAGTAGCGGGTACGGTAGATAAGAGCGGCACAGAAGCGTCCTGCTATTGCTCTAATGATGTTAGGTGTAGTTGCGGGACTAACCCACGAAGCTAGTACAGCCGAAGTAACTACACCTGCGAGGTATCCCCTGACGATCCGATCAGCGTCGTCCTTTGCTTTGAGCAGATCGTCAGGGATTTCCTCGACTTTTAGTTTGTCAACAGGCAGATGGATTTGCACATCTGCATCATCGACAAGCGGCACTGTTATGCACCTACCGGCACATCATCAGCTTCGTCAGCCCCGCCACCTTCAGGTGCATGTGACAGTGCCATCTCCATGAGCATATTCGGATCGACTTCACCCTGACCCTTGGTGAGTTTCCTGATCACCGCATCGGCAGGCGATTCACCAAATCGAATATCCTTGGGGAGTGGATAGGAACGGACTGATCCATTAGCGATCAGTCCATCCCATTCCTCTTTAGAGATGCCGAGTTTAGCTTGAGTAACTTCGGCACCAGCTTCGGTGACATTACGACTCATGATGATCTTACGACCATCACGACCTTCTTTCGATTCACCACCGTTGTAGATGGTAGACCATGCATACATCTTAGCCATTAGTAATCTCTCCTTTACCAGGCCGTTGCGCCGAAAGCATCCTTGATCAGATAACCAGCGGAAGAGAACGTAACTTTGAGATCCCACTTCCACGACGTTCTAACCAGATCAGACTTGCGGCCTTCCTCACGCCATCTATCCGTGGGGCGAGTAGTACCATCGGGATAGATTTGTGCAAACGTT